TTACAAGCTTAAGAGCCGATGCAATCAAGGCTAGGGAAATGCAAGGTGAAGAGCTCAGAGACTTCATGACCAAAGGCCTAAACATCTGGGTACAGTTCGCCGACACGCAGTACATGAATCTTGAGCACTGGAAGGCCTGCGAAAGCGAAACAACCCTGGAGGATATGCGAGGTAAGGAATGCTACATGGGCCTTGACCTCTCATCCGGCGGCGACTTAACTTCGGGAACACTGGAATTTCCGTTTGATGTCGAAAACGAGAAGTTGGAAATAGACAGGAAATATTATATCCACTCCCATAGTTTCATCCCGGCGAAGAGAGTCGCTGAACATGTCAAGACAGACAAAGCTCCTTACGACATGTGGATCAGGGATGAATTACTAACAGTGACAGAAACGCTCGGTGGAATCAAGACAGACTATAAATATATTATTGCTTATTACCGGGACCTGATAAAAAAATATGATCTTAAACTAAAAGGCATCGCTTATGACCCTCATAATGCAGATGCTTTTTTAAATGATCTAGAAGAATTCGGCGTTGATTGTGTCCTAATAGTACAGAGCTGCAAGAGCCTAAATGATGCCACAGTTGATTTTAGACTTGAAGCGGAGGCCGGAAATATAGTCTACGACAAACGGGACCGGTTATTATCGTGGAGCGTGGCGAATGCAAAAACGGTAAGTAACAGCTTTAAAGAAATTAAGATCGATAAGGACCTTGACAAGAAGAGAATTGACCCGATCGACGCAATAATCGATGCTCATAAATTAGCACTTGCCAACAAGGATAAAGTTTCAGTTTATGAGAAGCGTGGCATGAGGAGCCTGTCATAGAAAGGGGGTGATGAGAATTAAACTCATCAACAGAGTGAAGTTTCTTTTTCAAAACAACATGGATGATTATGTTAAGCGGTTCATGAGCGGCGCAGATCTAGATGACTCTTCTTCGGGTGACTCCATTGATCCCACAACAGCCATGAAATATAGCGCAGTTTTTGCATGCAACAAAGTGCTAGCTGAAACTTTCGCGTGCATGCCAGCAGCATTATACCGCAAGGATCTTAAGGGTGAACGAGAGGCAGCCAACGACCTTGCCATCTATGATATCCTCCACAACAAACCCAACGAAGAGATGTCACCATTTAATTTCAAGGAAGCTTGTATGACATCGCTCAACTTGGGAGGTAATGCAGTATGTGAGAGGCTTATAAACAAAAAGAAGGAGCTAGTTGGGCTTTACCCATATCAGCATTCTTTGGTGGAAATTAAAAGGGATCTAGAGACAAAGAAACTCATCTATGTAGTTGGATCGGGAACAGCGCAAAAGACCCTACAAAGAACCGAGGTATTCCACGTACCAAATCTAAGCCTTGATGGAATAATAGGACTATCCCCAATCACCTATGCATCTTCGGCAATTCGTTTGGGCATTTCGTACGAACAGTTTGGCGTTAATTTTTACAAGAATGGTGCTAATCCAAGCGGATCATTCGAATCACCTGACGCACTTAGCGAAGAATCGTTCCTCAGACTCAAGAAAGAACTGAAGCAGAACTATTCAGGTCTAGGAAAAACAGGTACCCCGATGCTATTAGAGGGTGGCTTGAAGTTCAACCCTCACACGATCAATCCAGTGGATGCCCAACTGTTGGAAAGCAAATCTTTTCAAGCCGAAGACATATGCAGGATTTATAGAGTCCCGCAGCATCTTATCCAGCTCTTAGGACACTCAACAAATAACAACATCGAACAGCAGAGTCTTGAATTCGTAATGTATACCATGCTCCCAATCTTTAAGCGGTGGGAAGAAAATATAAACATGCAATTGCTCACCGATAAGGAAAGGCAAGCTGGTTATTATGTGGAATTCAACATGGCTGCACTGCTTCGTGGTGACGCGGTAAGTCGGGCCACTGCCTATGCAACGGGTAGACAATGGGGATGGTTAAGTGTCAACGATATTCGGAAGCTTGAAAACATGCCATCTATAACCAACGGAGATATCTACATGCACCCTCTAAATATGGGTGAGGCCGGAAAAGTTCAACCGGCAGATCAAGCGAAAGCAATGGCTGATTCAATTTACAAAATGATTACCGAGAACAAATAAAAGAAAAGGGGGATGATGTTATTGGCGAGTAGAGCTAAGAAAAAGCGGGCATGGAAAGAGTTTAAAAGAATCAGGCAGTACTTCGAGGATGTATTTATAGAAACATCTCCAAACGGCACCATGACCTGCACTAGCAGTAATTATACTGATTAACCTTAAGCACTTCGTTGAGTGCTTTTTATTATGCCTTGAGAGGAGGTGATGAAATGTCAACAAAAGCTAAAAAAACTAAAAAGGTAACCGCAAAGAAAAAGTTTTGGGCGTTCAAGGCTTTAGCCAACAACGAAGGCGAGTTAACTATTTATGGAGAGATCGCCGATTCTCAAAGCTGGTGGGGTGATGGCGGAGAGGTAACTCCCAAGGGTTTCAAGGAAGAATTAGATGCGCTTGGGGATATAACCACATTAAACGTATACATGAACTCCGGGGGCGGTGACGTATTCGCAGGACAAGCCATCTATTCTCAACTTAAAAGACATAAGGCGACTGTGAATATGCACATCGATGGCCTTGCCGCATCAATTGCAAGCGTGATCGCTATGGCAGGCGACACAATCCATATGCCGGCTAATGCCATGATGATGATCCATCACCCCATGAGCGGAGTTTGGGGAAACGCCAACGAGATGAGAACAATGGCCGACACCCTGGACAAAGTATGCGAAAGCATCCAGGAAACATACCTGGCTAAAGCAACTGATCTTGAAAAGGATAAGCTTGTGGAGCTACTGGATGCCGAAACATGGCTGACTGCCCAAGAGTGTATGGATCTTGGTCTGTGCGACGTTATGGACGAAGAGATGGCTATTGCTGCCAGCATTAGAGATTTTGAAATTTTGGCGAAATACAAAAATACACCAAAATCAATGCTATCTACAATATCTACCGAAAGGATGAAAGCCATGACTCCACCTAATGGAACTGGACCAAACTGCATCGGTTGTCAGCAAACAAATTGTGCCAATTGCCCTTGCCAGTGTTGCAAAGCAACTGATTGTACTAACTGCCCTTGCCAAGATTGCTCAGCGGCGAATTGCAAAGGTTGCCCATGCCTAAACTGTGAATCTGATTGCACCGTCTGCCCTTGTTGCAAATGCGCAAAGGAAAATTGCTTGGGATGCAACGAAACATCCGAGAACCCCGCGATGGCACCTGACGAAGACATGCAAATGTCGCAAAAAGCAAAAGCCCTAGCCCTATTAGCTCTGGAGTGCGAACTCTAGGGTTATTTTTATACTCAGAAATTGAAAGCGAGGCAAGTTGAATGAATGAAATTGCACGATTATTAGCCCTCAAGGCAGGTCTAGTGGCACAAGCGAAGAGTGTACAAGCAAAGGAAGACGCCACAGTCGAGGAAATCCAAGCAGTACAAGCCCAGATCCAAACTGTAAATGCTAAAATTGAAGTCCAAAAGGTGCTTGACGCAATGGAGGAAGAGACAATTAAGGCTGCCGCAGAGGCCAATAAGCCAGTAAATACGCCTGTATACGCTGAACCAAAGAGTAAACTCTGGAGAAACAACGGGGAATTCCTTTCTGCCGTCTACAACGCATCTAAACAAGGCGCATCCCCTGACCCACGGCTTCTCATGCAAAATGCTGCATCCGGAATGGGCGAATCAGTTCCCTCCGATGGCGGGTTCTTAGTCGGAGAAGATTTCGCCAAAGAACTGCTTCAAAAAACCTATGAAACTGGTATTCTGGCATCTAAATGCCGCAAGATTCCGATCAGTCCTACTTCTAACGCACTCGAAGCGAACGGAATTGATGAAACAAGCCGGGCCAACGGTTCTCGTTGGGGCGGAATTCAATCCTTCTGGGAGAACGAAGCCGATTTGCTTCAGGGTAAAAAGCCCAAGTTCAACAAAGTTGAGTTGAAGCTCAAAAAACTCACTGGACTTTGCTATGCTACCGACGAATTGCTTCAAGATGCAGTGGCTCTTGAATCGATTATCGGCCAGGCATTCGCAGAAGAATTTGGATTCAAGATGGACGATGCCATCATGAACGGTCTAGGTGCTGGACAGCCCCTTGGATTTATGCAAAGTAAGGCGCTAGTAACCGTGGCCAAAGAAGGCTCACAAGCAAATGGTTCCATCGTGACACAAAACGTCCTAAACATGTGGTCGCGGTGCTGGGGAAGATCCCGTCAAAACGCTATCTGGTTAATCAACCAAGACGCGGAACCACAGTTATCACAAATGGTTATCGCTGTCGGTACGGGTGGAATTCCAGTCTACATGCCTGCAGGCGGAGTGTCGGGAGCACAGTATAGCACTCTGTTTGGCCGTCCGGTAATTCCTGTAGAGCAGGCAAATACCGTTGGATCACTGGGAGATATTTCACTCGTTGACCTTTCTCAATATCTCTTGATCGATAAGGGTGGAATCAACGCAGCGTCTTCTGTTCACGTTCGTTTC